TCAATACCGCCTACAACACCAGTAGATGGTGATGCGACAACCATTGCCTGCAAGCCTGTAATCTGTTTTCCATTGTTCGCTGTTCCGTCCGAGTAAATACCCGTAGAAATCAAGTTCTCAATAGAAGCCTCTGCTACATCTAAACGAGCGTCAAACAAATCAATGATCTGCTCTTCGCCTGAGTTTTGCAACATCTCAAGTCCGTTGATGGTGACTGCCACGGCAGCTTGTTTGATCGGGAACTGAGCCGCGCTGATCACATCCGAAGGGGATATGTTCAACACTTCAGCACCAGAGTAATACATGGCTGTGGAGTTTGCTTGGAATGACAATTCTTGAAGAATAGTCGAACCACCCGTGAAAGGCTTGTAACGGCCTTTCTCTCTCAGGCGAGTTAACAAGGCATTGTTTTTAGTCACGTTGTCGGCAACGATGCCAGAACGCGACTCAATGGTGGTTGCTAATACGTCTGAGTAATTACTATTGGCGTATGCCATAAGAATTCCCCTTAATAATTTGCAGTTCGTAAAGCGTTAGCAATTACAGCCCTGCGATCAGTTTGATTTAATGCGGTAGTCAAACCCGCGCTTGGTGCGCCCTTGATCTGAACTGCCGCAGCTTTTGCTCTCTGGGCTTGACTCTGTGCTTGCAAGTTTTGTTGCTGTTGAGCAAACATCTGTTGCGAAATCGCAGGGTCTAACCGAATGGCCGTGTCATACGCCAATTGCAATTTCTCGCGCTCGGACATATTTCCCGTGTCCCCGAGAATGTTCGGTGCTTGGAGAAGCGTCAACATTCTGTCTTGAACTGCCTCGAAATGTGCATTCGCAGGGTCAGCCGCGAATTGCTGGATAACAGAGAGTGCTCTGTTTTCATTCTGTTTCTGCGCCTCATACTGACTTTGCGTGATGTGCTGGGTCAGTTGTTGAACTTGTTGCGCAAGTTGATTGTAGTGATTATCTTGTTGCTGTGGTTGCCCGTTGAAGTGGGATGCAACCTGATCTAGCGGTATTTGGAACTGCTGAATCATCTGAGCCACAGCCTGAGACTTTTGTTGTGGCGTTCCAGTTCTTAGGAGTGCTGCGGTCTGGAGAAGTGGCGCAATAGCGGTTGCAGGCGTTGCGTTCTCGTTTCTCAGCATCCACTCGTAGGGTTGGAAAAGGTCAGTAATTGACTTTGCCTCGGCATCCCGACTCTTGTAGTTAGTGATGCCACGCTCAAAGTCTGCCTCTCTCTGGGCTATGGCTTGACGTAACTCTGGAGGGGCTTTCTCCCAATGTGCTTTCATCTCAAACTTGAGAGATTTTGGCATATCAGGGGCTTGGGGCTTTTCCTGTCTACTCGCAGGCGTAGGGAACTTGCTTGGGCGTTCTGCTTTAGCCTCTTTAGGCTCTTTGGTGTCTTTTTTGAGTGCCTCGCGGATTACCTCTGCGCGACTGAGAGGCTCTGCTTCTGCCTTTACTTCGACAGTCTCCGTCTTGATCTCTGATTCTGGGGCAGTTTGGTCATCGGGTGCGACAACTTCGTTTTCCATTTATCTCATCCTTTTCATTTGGTCTAGGGTCAACTTAATCATTTCTTTGCGCTCTGGCATGGGGCGATTATGCAACCTATTTGCCATTTCTACATTTAAATTGGACATCTTTGTGGGTGCTATGGGTGCGCCTGGTCGGTCAAACTCTTGCACCATCGCCACTTGCCCTCTGAGACGCTCGTTGTGAGCTGCCTTCTTTTTGTTCCACTCTTGTTGAGCATACTTAACATCAGAATGCCCCATCTCGATGGAGTCTGTGCGCTTTAGGTGCTCACGCCATTGGGCGCGACCCTCAATCATTACCCCGTCTGGTGACATAAAAGGGGCTATATCGCCCATCACAGAATATCGCTCGTTTGGTGGGCCAAGGTGCTTTTCGTAAGGCTCTGAGCCGTCAGATGGAAATACCCAAGTTGTTCTCACATCATCTCCAATATTATTGCAATGTCTTCTTCATCTCGCTTTAACCTAACTTTATTTTCTAAAGTTTTGACCTTTTGCATCAGCGAATCATAATCAATTTGTTTTCTGACCGCAATCTCAATCGTTTGCTCTGGTGCAGATGTGATCTCTTCCCTCACTTCTGGTGGTAGACCAAACAAAGCCTCTTGGAGTTTTCTCTTTCTCTGAACCTCTAGTTTGCGGTCTTTTGCCCACTCAGCATCGCGTTTTTTCTCATCAAACCCAAAGTGTCCACCAAGGGGAATTTCAATTACAGGCGTTACCCCACTAGGAACGCTTGCAAATGGCGTTTGACTAAATGCCGATATGCCAAACATTTAGCCCCACTTAGCGGCTAGTCCGTCCGCATAAGTCTTGTTAACAATGTCGGTTGACGCGCTTGGGGCGGTGGAGATTGTGCCTGTGGTCAATGCGATTGAGGTGATGTTAGTGTTTGCGCCACTTGTAGCAAAGCCTGTGATTGCGCCCCCAAGGGTCAAACTTCCAGAATTTGTGACTGTGCCAGATAGCGTAAGACCGCTTACTGTTCCCGCACCGCTAACACTTGTCACAGTTCCACTACTAGGTGTTACCCAAGTTGGTGCGCTTGTGGCGTTACTTTGTAAGACCTGACCAAGAGTACCGACTTGACCATTAAACGCTACTGCACCATTGGCATCTTGATTGATTGATTTACTTGCAGGGTAAGTTACAAAGACATCCTTAGAGCCTGCGCTTAGATTAACCACAGACCCAGTAGATGAGGCAAGGATTGTGTCTCTACTTAGAGTTCCCCCGTAATACTGACCAATTCCCACTTCCCATTGCGTTGTGCTTGCTATTGTGTAATAGGTTGTGTTGTTGTTGCCAATGACTGAAAAAGATTGAAAACCATCAACCGCGCCAGCCAAAGTAATAGTGCCTGTTCCCGTTGTTTGGGTGGTCTCCCTTACCCTATCGGCTAGGACTAGGCTCATGCTACTTCTACTCCAATGACTAGACCATCAGCACCCCTCACAACCTTCTTAGGCGCGTTGAGCCTTTGCATGGCATCGCCAATGTTTTGCATGGTCTGCCCGTGTAAGTTAGCCATCTGGTCGTGCATGAGTGCCATCTTGTCCATTGCTTGAACGATAGTGCCACCCAATTCATTGGTGATCTGTGCGGAGGCAGCCTCGATAACGGGCAAGTCCATGCCAGGGTTACTCCCGATTCGTGCCACCATGATCTTGGTCGCGGCTTCGAGTTCCGCTTTCCAACGCTCGTATTCCTCTTTGCCTTGCATTTCCCGAGCCTTAACTTGTAACTCGTTGTTGGCAAGTTGTTGGGCAAACTGTTCTTTCATTTGCTCTAACTGCATATCGGCTTGGGCTTTCGCTTGTTGCATCTGCATCTCTAACTGCGCCTTGGCTTGCTCTAACTGAGCCTGTGCTTGCATCTTCATCTGTTCGGTCTGGGCAGAGGCTTGCATACGCCCTTGCTCGGCTTGTTGTTCAGCCTGTAACTTCATCATCTCAGGGTCTTGTTGAGGTTGCTGTTGCGCTTGCTGTGCTTTTTGCTGTAAAGACTGCATCGCTTGCTCAATAGACGATTCCAGACTGCGACCAGCCCTGAATCTGCGTACTGTGAACAAGAGCATCTCACCAAACAAGGGCAACATCTCTGGGGCTTGTTGCACCATAGGTAGCCCGTTTTGCAAGAACCCAGAAATCGCCTCAATCGCTTCCACCGCGTTTTGTTTCTCGGCTTGCTCGTCAATCTGCGCTAATGTGTCTGCCTCTACTTGGATGTGGAAGTCTCGAATCGTGCTGTTTGAGAGCATCTGCACCGCAGCTTGCAACAGTTGCGGATTCTGCCCTTCTGGCGTGTTCATCACCCCACTCATCTCCACTATTAATTCTGGTGGGTAGAACTTACAGACAATCTGCGCCTTGATGCGGAACAGATCAGTAGCAAATCTAGCCACATCGCCCTGAGTAGCCCTCAGTCTCAGGCTACCAAAGTTGGCTTTTAGTTGTTGCGCCCCGAGGGTCTCGTTTGCGTTGCTTGCACCACGAATAATGTCTGATATGCCACAGATTTCGTAGATGGATTGCTTGACAACCTCACGGGATTGATAAAGTTGCTGTAAGGTCTTGATGATGGCACTTGTGTCCATCATGTCTATCGCGCCTTTTAGCCCACCCTTTTCGCTCATAGCTGCCCATGCGGTCACGGGAAACAGTTTGTTGTCCACGCCCTCTGTGAATAACCGCCCAAGTTCCTTAAACTCAGCGTTAAACACACCGACCGCCTTGCAAGCCTTCACCAGTAGGTAAATTCTCTGTGTCAGGTTGTCTAATTCTTGGGCTTGGTCTTCATATTCGCAGTAATCTGGTACTGGAATCATTGACCCATTGGTCGTTGTAGCCAATAAAGGCTTAGGACAAGGGAAAAACCCTTCTAACTCGAGAGGGTCATCACGCTCATCAAGTGCTTGGGGGTAACCTTTGGCAACCCAGCAGACCTTCTTTGTGCGTTTGTTCCATATCTCAGCGACCTTTGCTTTCATCCCAAAAGACGCTTTCGCGGTCATGGGGTTTTTGGCATCTACATCCTCATTTTGGTCGTGCAAAGGTACGTTCTTGAACACATCACCAAAACGCTCGATGCCCTCTTCGGGGGTCATATACACCCATCGGCTTACCCACCACACCTCATCCCATGTTCGGGCTGGTGAATGTAAGAAATCTGTCCAATAGACATAATCCACAGGACTATGCGCTGAGTCAACGCGCTCGATTTCCTCTGTGTTAGTGATCTCTACGCCTTCTTGTGGGTCAAGCCCCATCTGTTCGGGCTGTTCATTAACAATGATTGGCTCGTAACGCACCCACGCAGTACCGCGACCAGGCAATAAGCGGTCTTGCACCACGCCTTGCATCGCAGAGTCAAAGTCGCTAAATTGGGTTACCTCGTACTCGATTACGCGCTCTAGCATCGTAGAGGCTAATCGTCCTACGGGGTCTTGGTCGCTATATCTACGAGAGACCTCTGGCTTTGCCATGCGTCCGTAGAGTGCGGGGTACAGCACAGAGATGTTTGACCACAGGATGTTAAATTTCATCCTCGGCATCTCGATGGCATCACGCTCATCTCGGTAGCGTCTTACTACCTTTTTACCGCGCTTTTCCCACTTGTCAAAGACTTTGGCAGCTTTGTCTAGTTGGTCGTGCCAGTACGGGCCTTGCTCTTCCTCATAAGCCCCATCATCGTAGGTGCTGTCGTGCATATCAACCTGCGTAGAAGAATGTCACATCCAATGCAGTTCCAGCGATAGTCGCGTGGAGGCTTGTCCCCACATTGGCAGGGAATCGGTGAAACCCAATTGCTGGCGTGATCGTGCCTGACATTACAGTACCGCTTGCGCCACCATCTCGTAAGACTAATGTGCCTGCGGTGGTGCTGTTCACATAGAACCCAATCAGTTGACAAGCCCCTGAAGAGACCGCCCCCGTTAGTGTGATGTTCTTGTATC